TAGTTTGGGTGATAATTTACTTTGTTTGTAATTGCGCCTGTATAATCACCATCGCTCGTAATCCAATCTTCCATTTCTCTTACGTTAAACAAATTAAATACACTTGTTGTATGCTGATAACTTATACTTATTTTTTCTTTATAGTCCAACATTCGTTTTGTATTTCTTGTCCATTGTTTCCAAGTGTGTGGATATCGTATGTAGTTATAGACAGAACCAGTTCCATCCACTGATAAGTTAACATTTGCTTCTCTAAACATACACATCTTCTCGTATATGCCTGTACCTTTGTATGTACCATTTGTTGTTATGACAATTTTTATATGTTCTGAATGTCCAGTTTCTAACATATAGTCTATAACTTCCATCACTTGTGGAATCAGTGTTGGTTCACCACCAGTAAATTTTAATGTTCTTATGTGTTCAGCATTGTCTTTTAATTTATCATAAAACTTAGGATCTTGCCACCATTGTAGTTCCTTGGTATATCCTGCTTGTTGATACCATCGTTTTAATCTTCCACGATTGTAACCTCTAGGTTGTAAATGATCTGCTTCGTTTTTTACCAACCACGTTTCTTCTTGATTATCCCACATCTCTTTTGCAATCAAAGAACTGGCAGAACCATCACACATTACACACATTAGATTGCACTTACTACCAAGTTTTAAATCTACATACGACCAAGGATGTAGTGTCATCTGATCGTTTTGTAAATATTGGTTTGATGACAACCTCATGCTTTTGTTACCAACCTTTTCTAAATCCCAACACTTATTACATTTTTCATCTTTGATACCATTTGATAGATTATGCTGTAGAGATTTCCACCAATCTGTTTGCATGTGGTCTTCGCTCCAAGATGGTGGACTCTCTCCTCGTACAAACATACTACAGCATGGTTTGTTATTTCCATCTGTGGACATACATATCCCACCATGTGCATAAGCACACAGCGTGTTGTTTTCGTTAACATCAATCACGAAGCGCCGTCCAACTAATAGGAAAAAGTTCTTTTGCAGCATCGTCAATCATCTGTGCAATTTGTTGTGTTTCCCTCTGTGTATCTGGTTTACATCTTAGATTACATACACGGGCAAATGCCATAAGTGTACCACTCCAATACCACTCCGTGTATAAATTCTGTGGTAATATCATTCTTGCCATCTCTGGTGCAACATTTGCTTTCAATAGATTGTTGTATGTTTGTGTCACAAATTGGACAGCACCATCAATATTGTATTCTATAGTTTCATCTGATGAACCTTGTTTCTTGTCATCTGCTTTAAGTCTCCATTCATTAGGAATGTAAAACTCTGGTGCATCATCTACATAACGTCTACTGACTTCGTTCCACACCAAACCGACTTGGTGTTTCACAAGTTGTCTTGCAACAAAGATTGGGGCTTTAATTCTAAATTGCATTGATGCATGTCCAAAAGGACTCCAGTGATTATGTTTTGCAAGGAAATTGATGAGTTTCTCATCTCCTTTAGAAAACTCTGTACTCTCTTTTGCGAAAGAGACACGAGCTGCATTTACTACTGATAAGTCTGTTCCCATCATATCTATTATTTCTACGTTCATAAACTTAATCCCTCACTTTTAGTGTTTCTGTGTTACCATCGTCAATTATATCAATGTACTTGTTCAAGTCAACTTCTTTCAGTACTTTCAACTTAGTTACAGTGAACTTAGAATTACTGTCTGATACAACATCACCAGCATTAAACTCTACCATAAATAGATGCCAATTAGGTTTTGCCCCAAGTGCCATCCACTCTTTCAACACCCATGTCAATGGTGCAAGTGCTATGCCTGGATTCTTTGTTGCATCAATAGGTGAAGCACCACCTCTTGTAGCATCATATATCTTACCCACTTCATATACCATATGTGGGCGATAGATACCACGCTTTCCTTCACCCAATAGTTTCCAACTAATACACTTATAGTCTGGTGGCATCTGATCGTATGCCTCCTTCTGACTTCTCATGAATCTTGGTATGCCAGTCGTCTTGTGTAATAGTGCTGAACGCCAATCACAATTAGTAAATCTAGCGCCTGTCCATACAGTTCCACGCCCATTTATGTCACGAAAGTCTGATTTTCTACAATCTGAACCACTAAAATCTACATACTGTAGTCTGGCACCATAGAAGTTTACACTTCGCATCATACAATCTTTGATTACACCACCACTCATGTTTACATGACTCATATTTGCATGTCTCATATTACAGTTGATAAATTGTGTTCCCTTTAGTTTAGCGCCTGTAAAGTCTGCATCTCTTAGATGTCCAAACTCAAATATACAGCCTGATAGGTCTGCATCCCTAAAACTACAGTTGTCAAAATACACATCCTTGATTACCTTATCATGCATAACAAGATTGTCAAAATCTAAGTTCAAGAAGTCTGGATTGTCTCTGCCTGTCAAGATATCTGCATCAACGCCCTTACCACCGTCTAGAAGTTCTACTAGTGTCTCATCATATATCTTTACACCCTCAAGATTGTATATCATCAAATATTCTCCTCAAACCAAACGTATCTATTGAATCATAGTTAGGTCGTTTTACTCTTAATTTATCTTTTATTAATGTGTCTTGTTTTAACTTTTGCATTACTTCATTCTTCTCTTCTATAGATATATATGGTCTAGATTCGATGAAGTTAATTGCAGTTGTAGTCATCTTAGGATACTTCTTTTGTCCTTCTTTTAAATATACTAATGCCTTTTCTAATACATCATCTGGTAGATATCTTACGTTGTGGTGTCTAGGCCAAAACACTGGGTGTAATGTATATCCCCCTCTATAACTTTTGCAACCACCAACTTCGTGAAACCATTTTGACATCTCTACGATGTTAAACAGATTAAATGCACTCATTGTAAATTGGTAGTTTAATTTTATTTCACCTTTATACAGTTGTAGTAGTTTTATATTTTGTTGCCACTTTTCCCACGAATGTGGATACCTTATATAATTATAGTTAGCACCAGTGCCATCTACACTCATTCGTATTTGTGATGAACGAAAGTTTAACATATCTTCCCATAGTTTTAGACTTTTGTTTGTTCCATTTGTAGTAATTCGTATGTGAATGTGTTTAGCATGTCCAGACTTAACCATCCAATCCATGACCTCATGGACTTGTGGTATTACAGTAGGTTCTCCACCAGTAAATTTTAGTGTTCTTATGTGTTCTGCATTTGATTTTAACTTATCATAAAAAGCAGGGTCTTCATACCACTGTTTCTTCTCTGTAAAACCACCCAACTCATAATACTTCCGTGCCTGTTTTTTAAACTTCTCATGGTGTGCTGGAAACATTCCTTCCTCTAATTCTCCTGGCCATTGTTCGTCCATATTATCGTACATTTCTTTTGCAATTAGTGAACTAGATGGAGATTTACACATTGAACACATCAAGTTACATTTACTACCAAGTTTTAAGTCTACATACGACCAAGGGTGTATGTTTACTTTATCTTCTTCTTGAAATTCATTACCACCAAGTCTCATACTTTGTATACCAGATGCTTCTAAATCCCAGCACTTTACACACCTTGGGTCTTTTATACCATTGTCTAAGTTGTCTCTTAGTGATTTCCACCATTGAGATTCCTTGTGATCTTCACTCCAATGTGGTTTTTCACCTTCACCTTTTTTTATTTGACAACACGGTTTCGTGTAGCCATTTGATGATATACTCATACCACCATGTGCAAATATACATTTTGTGTTATTTTTGGTAGTGGTTATCATTAATCTTTCATCTGGTCATAGAACTGTTTTATAGGATATTCCTTGACAACTTTCATCTTTTTAAGGTTAAACTTCGCATTACCTTCTGAATTGATGACATCTCCTGCTTTAAAAGAAATCATGAATAGTTTCCATAGAGGATTAGCACCCATCATATTCCATTCCTTCAACACCCAATCAATAGGTGCAACAGCGATACCACTGTTCATATCTCCACCACGACCATCCATCTCTGTCTTTAGTGATTTGAATCCACCCTCTTGTTGTTCTGCATCGGCTTCCATACCCTCGTAATATTTTATCTTTGGATGATATATACCATAACCATCTTGCTGTGTAAGTTTCCATGCATAACAAACAGTATCAGGCTCCATAACTTTAAATTGGTAACAGTAATCTATAAAAAACTCTGGAATTTTAGCATGTTCTAGTCTTGTACCTCGCATCGCTATACCCTTTAACCAACAATTTGTAAAGTTTGCATGTGGGAATCTAGCGTTACGAAAGTTGGACATTCTTAAATCTGTATCGGTGAAATCACATCGTTTACCTTCAACTTCTGTAAAGTCACACCTAACCATCATATTGTCCGTAAGTATGCTGTTCTTAATATTTGCAGCCATAAACCTACTCTCTCGCAAATTACAATTTATCATTGTAACACCAACCATGTTTGCTTCTGTAAAGTCACAACCTCTCATGTATAGGTTCTTAAATGTAGAACCAGATAGGTTAGCGCCTCTAAAAGAACACCTATCAAAGTCTTGTCCTTTTTCGTCTATGTCTGGATGACACACCCAAGTGTTGCCCAATCCATCCATCTCAAATACTTGATTAGATAAATCTTTACCATCAAAGTTTCTATTTTTAGGGAATAAATTCATTAGTCCATCTTTCCTTCCTCTGGAAATAACCACCAGCCTGTTGATATGTATTTAGAATGTTTATGCACTGGATTACCACGATGTTGCCATGGAAAGGATGCTGGAAAAATACACATCATACCCCTCTTAGGTTGTATCTTGATACCTTCTAATAAAAATTCTGTCTCACCTTCACCCTCATCAATATCGTTTAGATATATTGTCCAAGTTAATACTCTGCGAATATTTTTATAGTGAGATATTTCCGAATGGAAATTATGAAAACCACCACCTTGTGTGGCAGTTTTTTGTATTTTTGTTTCTTCTGATATGAGTTGTTTAGCACCCTTATATACATAAGGAAACTCATCTAGGTACATGTCTAGAGTACTCCTCTTGACTTGTTCTATCTTATTGTACAGATGAGTACCCACTGGCACCCACTTCTGCAAATCTTTTCTAGTATCTCTATTAGCAGTTACAGTTTTAGATTCCGTATCTTCACGAAACCAATGTAGCATTTCCTTGACTAGTTCATGGTCGGCTGCATTTGTATAACATCGACAAAAATCACTTAGGTTCATTTTGCTTTTAGAGTATCTATAATTGCCTTTGACAACTCATCAAAACTTCTCATGTCATTAATCTCGTTGTTTAATTCACTTATCTCATTGTAGATAGCGTCTTGTGTCGCTTTCATATCTACTACTGCTTTCTCTATGGTGATGAAAGCACCACCCACAGTAGCGATAATAATCATCAATAAAGATATTACTATTGTTTTGTATATCATACTTTACTCCATCCAGCATTATCACACTTGTATTTAGTATTACCCACTAACACTGTATCTCCAACACTAGTGCTTCTACAAGCACCACCCTTTTCAAATAGTGCTTCCACATTGTCGTTATCCCACCAAGCACCAGTGATGCTGTTTGTGGACATAAATGCTTCTTCTAACTTCTTCATTACATCTAGATTCTTATCGACATAAACAAAAGCAACCACTGTAGTATCATGGATGACGCTCACTCTTTCAAGCTTGCTCTTCTCATAGTTGTCTAACAATGCATCAATTTTTGTCATATACTTATCCTCTCAATTAAGATTAATAATAACACATAGGAGGGCTGTTGTCAAGTAAAAAATGAAAAATGTTTGTATTTAGTGTTGGATATCACCCATTTTTCATATTGAAAGCACCAAAGCTTTACCAATCCAATCTCCTTGTGTTTACCCCCTTTTGAACGAGTCTTACTCTGCTTCTTAGGCCACGTTTGTGTGGGGCCGACCTTCTATACGGGCATGCCCGTAATTCCAAAACCACCATTTTCTTCGGGCGTTTTAAGAACAATATTTGCCTCTTCAGGCGTTGCAAAGTAGTCTGTGAACCTATCAAATGGTTCAACGATAAATTGTGACCCATCCTTAAAAAGGTCAGTCTTACAGACCTTACCGACATACCAACCAGCGGCAGATGCCATCACGATTGGCCCAGAAACTAACATTTCCTCACCATACACACTAACTGTGTTGAACTCGATATCTCCGATTTTACTTTGAACTTGCATTATATTCTCCCTAAATTAACTAATATTCCATTTGACTTGAAGTTTTCCAGATTTCAAACAATCTGAAAGATATTTGACATAGTTTGCAGCAGCAGACTTCTCATCAGATGCACCCTCTGTAATTTGAACAAAGGCATCTCCCAACGATACTGCCATATTTTTCTCTGCAACACCAAAATCTAACATGTATTGCCCATTATATTCGATATGCATCTTTTTATCTCTCCACTCTTGTCCAAACAGTATACTCATTATTGTGTCAACCCCTTCTCATTCATTAAATCTCTAACCATAATCATTCTCTTTTCAAGCATCACCCAAACTTTTTCGTTTGTTTCCATCATCATCATCTGTGGTAACACACGAGCAAGTCTCTTGATTGATTCTGGATTATCCTTGATATTCCTTTTTAGTGCGGCAACTGAAACTGGTTTACTCATTATCCTGCTACTCCATTTACTTCCCAATTAAACACGGCAATTGCATCATTCCAAAGTGTCATTGCATCTTCATCATTTGCAAAACCTTCTTCACTTGCAAAATCCATTGAAGAACCACCACTAACACTCTCTGCAACACCCTTTGTCTTTAAGGCATATGCAATCATCTCTGGAGTCTTACCCCATGCAACCAACTCACCGACTTCTGTACCATACATCTGAATACCACCGTTATGGGCATTGATGTATCTAATAGGGTTCTTTTTGTCCGTAGTATCTTGCATTTCAAATGTTTTCATAATTATTTCTCTCTCTCTTGTTTCAACTCATCTTACTTATTAAATATACAACACTTTTTAGGCAAAGTCAACCCCCTTTCTGTAATCGTTGCTCACCAAGGGTTACAGAGACTTGTGTATTTTAAAGATTTTAGGATTATTGCGAATCGGGCGAATCACCGTTGAGCATATACATCTAGACCTACACTGTAAAATCCACAGTGCCTTGTTTATCTTATGTTGTTTGATTAATTTCTCTAATTGGTAAATTATCGTATTCATATCTCTACTCCTTTCGTTACCAAAAGTTTTGAGCGTTCCTTCAGCGATATGCCTACTTCCGTCTGTACGAATAGATGAACGATACAATTATTTATATATTATCCGCTACAATGTTTTACTGCATCCATTTGATATCATCGGCGCTTAAGTTGCAGTTCATTTTTAATCCAGGCTTGTCCTCTAGTATTCTTCAACTTTTGTCTTACCAACTGTCTAATCATTTTCATAGCCATACCCATAATATCTTCGTCTTTTTTGTTATTATCAACAATGACAAAGTTGCCCCTAAAGAAGTTCTGGAACTTACCTATATTTTTTTGAACATCATTCCATGACTTAACCACAATAGGTTCTGGAACTGTTCTGTCTCTTGCAGCGTTCCTCTCTAGTGCTGTGTCTAGGGATGTATTTACAAATATCATAAAGGTATCGTAACCTAGTTGTTCTAATGCTCTCGCCTGATAACTGATCTTTTCGTAATCTCTACCAGTTCCATCAAGAACAAGTCCTAGTCTACCTTCTACATAGTTATCTTGTCTCTTCTTAGTGATTTCTTTTGATCTATCTCTAATTTTATCTCTAGGTTCTGCTTCTCTATCAGGCATTTTTTGAGAAAGGCCAGCATCCTTGAGTTTCTTCTCAAAAATATCGTCTGAATTTAAAATCTTTAAACCCATTCCACCAGTGGTTCTTTTTACAACGTAAGATTTACCACTGCCTGGCCCTCCTGCTAAAAAGAATGCTTTAAGAATGTTGGGATCGTAGACTCCTTCTTGTAGTTCTTTGTATGATTTCATGTTTAACCCTATCAATAGTTTTCAGCTGATATTTATCTTCTTCTGAAAGTGGTTCAAGTGTTCTGTCTCTATTTAAGAATTTGGATCTGTTTCTCATATTAGCTCTTGTCTTTAAATTCATGAGTATTTCCCTCTTGTTCTATTATGGTTGAAGCATAACAAATGTACTATTGAATCCCTCCTTCTAAGTGTAAAATTGATTATTAATCAAACCTTGAGTGCCTGTCTCAAAATCATCTACCTCACCTACAATTTTTATAGGTGTTTCAAATGAATCTTTTGCAAGTCTCATTAGGATTGAGTGACTATTGGACATGTTTGAAAATGTGTGTCGTAATGTAGTTACTAAGTATCTACCTTTGTAATATGGATTTATCTCTTCGCCTGTATGGTTTCTACCTTGAATGGGCATGTCAAACTCTACAACATCTCCACACGAAAGGTGGGTTTGTCCAATTATCTGTATATTGACAGAAGCACCTTGGTTCAGTTCTATAATCTTAGAACGTCTTGCCAAAGTAGAATCGTGAGATCTATCGTTAGAATACAAGAAACCCTCTCCATATTTAGCACCCTCTTTAATGTAGGATGCATCTATATTTATATCTTTTGGACTCGCTGAAATGGGTGTAAGTTTAATACTTGCCTCTGGAAAATCAGTTATTTTATTATCCCCATCAACCAATGAATCTGGATATATTGGATTATCATTAGAAGTGGCATCGAAATTAATTCTCTTGTGTTTCTTAAAATCCTCAAGGTAATTGAATGTTTGTTTGTTATATTTTTTCTGAAATATGTCATGTTGTAGTAGTGTACTTGCCATCATACCATTTCTATAAGCAGTTACAGTATCAGAAATTGCACCTTGTTCAAAACTAGTAACTCTTTTTAGTTCTTTTTCGATATTAGGTGATTTAGCATTATCATCCTTACTTTGAGTACCAGCCTCACCAGCAAAAAATGATTGTCTGCTATCTTGAGAATACATACTCTGTAGACTTCTAAAATGTATACCTTTAGTATTTTCATAGAACACATAGTGTGGGGAATTACCTTCTTCGGATATTGCCTCAGCAGCAAGTCTCTGTAGAAATTCATAAGGCCTTTGATTGGGAACTATTACGTTTCTATTACCCATAGATGGTTCAATAAAAAGGTCTCTTTTTGTTCTTACTTCATTCCTCAATACTTTTTCTGCAATCTCTGAACATGTTCCAGCATATGCACGAGATACTCTCATCCTATGATTTCTTAGTGCATCCTTTGTTATAACAGATATTTCTACAAGATTTGCCTTACCACCCATCTCTTGTTTAGTACCTATTCTATATACTATAAGTGGTGAGTTTGAAAAGTCAATATTCTGTCCAACACCATCTAGGCCTGGAGTAGATATTTTGAGTGTGATATAGTCGTGTCCAGTAATAGGTAAATTTAAGTCTAGAGCATTTGTATCATTAATCGTGATACTTCCAGACATTTGTTTTTCAAAAATGTTCTCAAACAAATCTACAGTAATAATTAACTTACTTATATCAGTTACATTACCACTAGAAGTATGTAAGTTAGCCTCTTCAACTTTAAACTCACCAGCAAAATTAATTCCAGCCATTATATCACCGACTCACTTATTCTTGTTTTAAATTCATCTACAAAGTCTGGAACAAATTTAGGGTCGAGTAATCTAATACTACGTTTAGTGTCTTGTTTCTTTTCTTCATATTCAAAGTTAGTTATAGGTGTTGCATTAGGATATGTATCCAAATCATTTACCTCTATGTTTACTGTTGTTTTGCCAGATGATTGTGATATTTCATAATGGTGTATAGAATCTGGGTTTACATACTTATCCTTTACATATGCTTGGAATTGTGGAGTATTCATAGGCCATCCATGATATCTATCTGTAATATTGTTTATCAATAAAATAACCCAATGTAACTCTGGGTCATCGTAAAACTTATCAGCAAGAATTTCTGGTGAATCACCCTCTTTGATATCATATGTATCAAACATTGCAGTATTAGCAGATACCTTTGTCCTTACAGCAACTCTTCTCAAAAGATTAGTCACATCTTTTAAATTACCATTACCTTCATTGTCATAAGGTATTACTGGAAATGAATTAAAATACATCTTTTCTCCTAAACTGCAAAACTCTCACCACATCCACATGATGAAGTAGCATTTGGGTTAATAACTTTTAAATAAGAACCACCTAACTCTTTTACATAATCTACTGTACAACCTATAACATACATTTCTGCTATAGGGTCTAGAACTAGTAAATCATCAATAGGTTTACCCCATTTGACATCAGGCCAGTTTTTCTTAAAATCCCAGACATATTGAAATCCAGAACAACCACCCCCATTAACACCTAAAGTGATATGGTCATTTTCTTTAATACTGGTGAGATATTCTTTTGCATTATCTGTAAGTGTAACCATAATTAGAATCCTTCATGTACTCTTTCTCTGGTGATAAGTTCTAGTTCTCTAAAACTCAATGTTATGCTGGTCTCCACTGGTGGAGCACCATCGTCTTTTGCAGTAAATGTTTTATATCTACTTCCACCTTGTGATACTTGTAAATCTTCTAATACGCATGTAGATATCTTATGTAGGTAATCATTCTCTTTACCATTATACATATACTCTATATCAAATGTATTAGGCATTATCATCTCTCGCCCATTTCTAACACCATCTTTAAACTCTGGTAACATGTTTGCTTTAAAAGCAAATATAATTTTGCGTATTTCGTCTGATTCTTTGTCGTTTCTTGGTATCATCTTGAATGTATACTGAAAGGCTCTTTTATCAATACCTTTAAATGCAAGTTCCATTCTGTCTGATTGAATATATCCTTGAGCAATCTCAAATGCTTCTGTTGCACCACCCATACCAGGCAATGCACCTACCATTGAAAGTACAGTACCCTTTACACCCTCTTTTAATGCTTGTCCACCTTTATTAATCGCCGTTTTCATAGAACTTTCAGCACCCCTTCCAGCCATAACAGAAGAATATACATCCATTGCGGCTGCAGTTCCACCACCAATTGGAGTATCGGAATACTGTGATTTATATGATACTTGTACTTGTGGAGGCATATACAATGCAATTGCTGTATCTAATCTTGTTGTTGGTGGTCTCTTTAAAAATACTGTAGAACCAGAAGTTTTTTTTGCACCGGCACGGCCTGTCGCTGGTTTGATGTTAGTGTTTCGGTTTGGAGGCCCACCAGCAAGTGGGATATCAGCGTGTACTTGTTTCTGTACTTCGTTTGATTGTTTTGTATCAGTCTTGCCAGAACCATCTGGTAGCATTTCTTTAATGTATTTTGGAATATTTCTACTCTTCTCTTCTCTCTTCATTTGGGCTGAACCAGATTCTGGCGTTCCAAATTTCAATTTAGCGTTTGACTGTTGATTGACATAAAAGATCATGTAATGTCCATGATTACCCAATCCAGGCGCTGCTGTAACATCTATCGGAAATGCATACATCTTCGGTGATTTTGCTTTTCGGTTTAGTCCAGAGAAATCAGAATTGTCTGAACCTCTACCAGATATAATACCAGCAAGGCCTGGTAAGTTACCAGATACTTTTCTTAATGTTTTTTTGAGCGTTGAAATTGCTCTTGATCTACTAAAATCTATTGCCATGTCTACCCCTAAATAGTTCGGAAGGTTATAACTATTTATAATGGCTTACAAAGGAAAATACCAACTAAAGAACACTGATAAGTATATTGGCAATCCTATGAATGTGGTATACCGTTCACTTTGGGAGCGTAAGTTCATGGTGTATGCTGATAATAGTAATAACATTCTAGAATGGGGAAGTGAAGAACACATAATTCCCTATGTATCTCCGTGGGATGGAAGGAAACATAGATATTTTCCAGATTTCTACATTAAGGCAAAACAAACAGATGGTTCTATTAAGAAGTTTATTATTGAAATTAAACCAAAAAACCAGTGTAGTCCACCAGAAAAGAAACCTGCTCGAAAGACAAAAGCATGGTATAATAAGGTAAAAACATGGGGTATTAATCAGGCAAAATGGCGTTATGCAAATGAGTATTGTCTGGATAGGAATTGGGAATTTAAAATACTAACAGAAGAACATCTAGGAATAAGGTATAAATAGTAGTATGTATGAGTATAAATGTAAAATATTAAGAGTTGTAGATGGCGACACAGTAGATGTTGACATTGATTTAGGTTTCGGTATGTGGATGCACAAAGAACGAATTAGACTATATGGTATTGATACACCAGAGTCTAGAACCAGAGATTTAGAAGAAAAAAGGTATGGGAATATAGCAAAAGAAGTAGTCAAGTCTCATATGCCCGTTGGTTCTACACAAACACTAATTACAGAAAAAGATAAGTCTGGAAAATATGGTAGAATACTTGGTAAGTTCAGATTAGAAGATGGTAGTATCCTTAACGACTTCATGATTGAAAAACATTATGCAGTTGCATATCATGGACAATCAAAAGATGACGTTGAATCAGAACACCTTGAAAATAGAAAGAAATTAGATGGCAGTATCTAAGTACATTAAAGCAGTTCAAGACGCGGCAAAAGGTCGTCCAAAGTCTACTGATTGGTATAGAGAAAAAATAAAAGAGTTTGGCACACCAACCACTATGGACTTAATCAGAGATGGTAAAAGGTCAACCAGACCACACTTTGGGCGTTTAAATATGTTTATCTATTCACCTAGAGATGCAAAGAAGTTGCCCTACTATGATACATTCCCTTTAGTTCTACCGTTAGAACTATATAGTGATGGATTTTTAGGTATCAACTTTCACTATCTACCAATACCACTTAGAATAAGATTGCTTGATAGAATAGTAGACTTTAGTAGTAATACATTATTTAATGAAAAAACTATACTAAATGTCACATATAATAAAGTAAAAGGTATTAGATTAGTCAAACCAACTATACATAAATACTTGGCAGGATATACAAAAAGTCAATTCAGAAGAATTGATGCAGATGAATTAACTGTAGCAACTCTACTGCCAGTGCAAAGATTTAAGAAAGCCTCTGCAGCAGCAGTCTGGTCAGATTCAAGAAAGATGGTATAATGAGTATTGCAAAAGATATACTAAGACAATTAGGTGTTGTATCAGATGACATTGAAAGCGCAGCCGCTGGATTTCGTAATGATGGTGTTGCACAACCTAACAAGTTTGAAGTAATTCTATCATGTCCAACTGGAACTAGAGGTTCACAGAAAAGTGGTAATGCACTAGATAACGTATTTTCCCTACTTATGGGTAAAGTTAATAGTGATGGAACAGCAAGAGCAACTGGATTGAGATGTTCACAAATATCTTTTCCAGGCAGAACTCTTGATACCGAAGCAGACACGAACATATATGGCCCGACAAGAGAAATTGTTCAAGGATATAGTTATCCAGAAGTAACAGGCACTTTTCAATGTGGCCCAGATATGAAAGAAAAACAATTATTTGAGAGTTGGCAAAGACTCGCATATAATCCACAGACTTGGTCTATGGGATACTACGATGACTACGTTGGTAGTGTCACTATATACCAGTTAAACAATTTGAACGCCAGAACATATGGCATTGAATTAGTTGATGCATTTCCAAAACAGATTGCAGAACAATCTTTGGACTATGCAACCAATGACTCCTTTCACACTGTAGGTGTAACATTCTCCTATAGATATTGGAAGTCTTTAAATTCTGAAAGTTCATTGCCTGCACCAATAGAAGAAATGCTTGAATCAATTGGTGTTGACACAGTGAGAAGAACGAATTTGAAAAACGTAGCATTTACGAAAAGATAATTAATAAAGGATGAATAATTATGGCACTACCAAGACTAGATACCCCTACCTATGAAATAACAATTCCTAGTTCAGGCGTAATAACAAAATACCGTCCATTCTTAGTCAAAGAACAAAAAGTTCTTATGATGGCACAAGAGAGTGACGATGTAAGCAATATAGCAAATACAATTACTGAATTAGTTGCATCTTGTACCGATGGTGGTATTGATGCACAGAGACAACCAGTATTTGATATTGAATACTTGTTTATGAAAATTCGTGCAAAATCAGTTGGGGAAACTGCTAAAGTATCTGTACTTTGCCCAGATGATGGAAAGACAAAAGTTTCAATTGATATTAAACTAGATGAAATTGAAACTCAAATGTTTGATGAACACACAAATGTTGTTTCTATAACAGATAAAATTAACCTTATTATGAGATACCCTACACTAAAGGATTATGCAAAATATTCCACTGGTGGGGATGCAGCAATGATGTTTGAGATGATTAATCATTGTATTAATGAAATGCATTTTGATGATAAGATTTACAAAAGAGTTGATGTATCAGATAAAGAGGTACAAGAATTTGTTGATCAGATGAATACACAACAATTTCAATCAGTAGTTAGTTTCTTTGAAACTATGCCTAGACTTAGACATGAAATTACGGTAGTCAATCCAAAGACTAAAGTAGAATCTACTGTGCTATTGGAGGGGCTGCAAAGTTTTTTAGGGTAATCCTTTCTCATGAAACACTAGAAAACTATTACAAGATGAACTTCTCGTTGATGCAACATCATCAATATAGTTTGAGTGAATTAGAAGATATGATACCTTGGGAAAGGGAAATATATACTGGATTACTTGCAGAATACATTAAAAAAGAGAATGAAAGAGTCGAGAGAGATAACAATAAGAATAAATAGGTGTAAAGGAAAGACTACGAGAGGAAGAACAAATGGCAGATGAGATTAAAGAAACTGGACACCATCCAGCAGATACCAATGGTGATGGCAAAGTTAGTCCAGATGAACATGAGATGTATATGGAATTTAAACGTAAAGAATTAGAAGATGCAGATGCAATGCGAGATGCACAACGTAAGATGGCATGGTTCGCACTAGGTGGTATGTTGTTATATCCTTTTGCAGTTGTACTTGCAATGGCATTAGGTTTAGATCAAGCAAGTAAGATACTTGGAAGTATGGCAAGTGTATACTTCGTATCCGTTGCAGCGATTGTCGCTGCGTTCTTCGGTACACAGGCAATGGGTAAAAAGTAATGGCTCAAGAGACAGAACGAACTGCTATAGAGTTTAGTGAAGATGGTAAAGTAGAACAAATTATTGTTGATCCTGCTGGTATGGGTGATGTTCAAGCAGGTATTGAATTTATATATCACATGAGAGAACACATATTAGATGTAGGTGTAGCAACAGCATACTTATTTGGTTGTTATGCATTGTATCTATGGTTAAAGAAGGTAATTAAGTAATGGCTGATAAATTCGACAGAGATATAATTAATGCCCTAAAAGCAAACAATGCAAAAATTGCTGAATCAATGGAAGCTGATAAGCAGAAAGCCTTATCTGATAAAGTTTACAGTGCTGATCAAGTTGCAGAATTGAGGAAACTCTCAAAGGTTTCTGGCAACGCTGCAAAGGGTGTATCTAAAGAAGCACGAGCAGCTGCAGATAGGGATATCAAAGTCTTAGACAATCAGGCAAAACTCTTAGGTATATCAGCAGAAGAACTTGCAGGCAGACAAGCAGAAAAAGCAGATATTGAAGCACAAAAAGTTGCACTACAAGAAATGAAAGATTCGATAACAAAAGCTGGTGGTAATGCAGAAGAGAATCTTGCACTACAAAGAGATGCAGCTGGTATTGCACGACAAGAAGCAAGATTAGAAAAAAAGAATAAAATGGGTATCGCTGGTAGAATGAAAGAAGAAGCGAAATCTAGAGCAGCAAATATGGCTGCAACATTTAAATCATTAGCGAGTTTAGAAGGTATCAAAAATGGATTAAAAGGTTTAGGTGGTGGTGTTGTAGATGTGGCAAAGAGTGGTGGTGGTGGATTAATTGGTATGATTAAGAAAGGTGCTTTAGCACTCTTACTTCCAGCAATCTTTGCATTTGTTAATAGTAAATACTTCGACCAACTAAAAACCTTTTTAATAAACAAAGTAATACCAGCAGTTATGGAACTTGTTAAGGTATTCAAAGAAGATATTTTTCCAGTAATTATGAAAATAGTAGATTTCTTTGTAAAAGAGATATACCCAATTATTGAAGATGTATTCCTTAAACAGTGGGCTAATATTAAAAAGGTATTCAGTGGAATTGGTGATGCATTTAAACTATTTCAAGAGGGTGATATTCTTGGTGGTATCACAAAACTATTTGGTTCAATTGCAACATTCCTAATAGATACCTTAGATAATGCTGTCACTGGTATATTTAATATAATTGGTAAGATATTTGGATTTGAGGGAACTGATTCTATAGGTGGATCTATCAGTAAATTTTTTAGTGACATATACGGTAATATCACTGGGTTCATATCCAAAACTTGGAATGGTGTAAAAGACGGCGCAAAAAATGTATTTAAGAGTGTCACTGGTGTTTTTTCATCAGCGTTTAATTTTGCAAAAGATAAGGTAACTGCTGGTTGGAATGGAATTACTAGTTTTGTTAGTGATAAGTTTGCAAATATTATAGGTTTTTTTAAGGATCTGTTTACATTCAAACCAGGCGATACTTTTGCCACTAAGTTTTTAGATATAATCCTACTACCTTATAATCTTGCAATAAACTTCTTTAGAGATATATTTGGTTTTGGTAAAGATGAACAAGGTAAAACAACACCATTTAGTCTGGGTAAGTATATTATGAGTGTTGTTGATAAAGCTATAGATTTTGTAAAAGGTTTATTTGACTTTAAAGTTCCTAGTATGGGTAAAATAGCTGGTGATGCTGGTAATATGATAGCTAATCTTCTAAAGTCTATTCTACCACCCCCAGATTTCTTATCTTTTGATTTACCATCTATGACTTTATTTGGTAAAAAGTTTGGTGGTGGTGAAGTGAACCTTAATCCTATACCAGATGCAGTTTATAAGTTTGCTGGATTAGATCCAGCAACAGGCTTGGATTTAGTTAATAATGCAAATTCTGTTGAAGCCGGATCAATCGATCCAGTTGCAGAGGCAGAAAAGAAAAAGATGATTACTGGTTCAGAACAAATGTCTAATCCAAGAGGTGGTACAACAAACACCACAGTAATTAGGGATGAGAGAAAAACTATTGATAATGCGAATAAATCCACAACATACCAAGGGCAGTCGTTAATGACTAACAACAATGCCCCTGGCTTAGATGCTATGTTTTAGTTACTTGCCAACTTCTCAAAGTATGACATAGTATCGTCATCTTCTTCACTGACTTGTACTGGTGCTGATACTTCTTTAGTATCAACAATCGGTGCAATTGGATCATCCATAATGGCTTCTGCTGTTCTAGCAACTACCGTTCCAGACAATACAATATCTAGACGAGTTTTAAGTTCGTCATAAGACTTGAAGTTAGTAGGAGCAAGAAAACTCTGTAAGTCGTGTTGACTAGAAAAGATTTCTTCCAACTTATCATCTTCTGCAAGTTTAGTTGGTGAAGTGAACTCTGACTTATCATAGTTCCAGTAACCGTCTACCTTACGAATCTTCAATTTGAAGTCTGCACCTTCATCCAAATCAAAAGCGTTTAAAGGTTTCTCATCTTCAAATGCTGGTGTTGCAGCTTCGGAAATCTTATCCCAAATCTTCTTACCATATCTGAACAAGAAAACTTTACCTTCGTTCTCTGGATGGTTAGGGTCACTTACCACATAGATGTTTGAGTAATAAGATAATTTCCTCTTTTGTTTACGAGCAATTTCCTTATCGGACTCTACACCACTATTCCACAATGCAGTATTGTGTTCTGACACTGGGTCTTTACCACCAGGCAGAGTAGTAAGAGAGTTCTCAATAAACCACTGTCCAGTTGGCCCTTGGAAAGCATGTGAATATAACTTCACCCATGATTTCTCAATTTGTGCCGCAGGCAAGAAACGAATAACTGCATAACCATTACCAGTTTTATCCAACTCTGGTTTCCACATTCTTTCGTCTACATATGATTTCTTTTGAACTTGTGGTTCATCAGCTTCTGCCATGGCACCAAGTAACTTATCCAATGATTTGGACTTTCTATATTCTTCTAAAGACATTATAATACTCCTTTTTCGTATGTTTCGTATGTCATTGTTTTCTGATTTACGCCTAGAGTTTCATCCTTATCACCAATCTGAATAAACATGACGTTAGGAAATTCCTTGACTATCGTGTTAAACTGATCATTCCAAATTATAGGACTGAAACCTTTGGCACTTTCGGATACATAATTCTTTGTACCCTTATACATGTTATTTATAGGTTTGTCAAATTCATTTCCGTCAAACCCTATCATGTATAATTCTTTGGCACCTTGTTGACATGCAAGGTGAATAGCAGTATTTCCAGTAGACCATCCTTTTGGATACCCTATGTCATTTACCATATCTTCACCTAAATGTGTTATAAACAAGCCCACATTATAAGACATCTTGATTCTTAAATCATTCTCGTCTGCATGTGGATTTTGTGCCATAATCTTTTCTATATTTTCTTCTACTGATTGTTTTGTTTTACCTTGAACGACACACCCCCTTTGTTCAGGCATTTCTGTTGTTTGATGCACTCCACCATCACCCCATCCCATAATCAAGGATTCATAACCAAACTCTGGTGGTAGTATATCCCAATCTGCAAAGTGGCATTTATTACTCTTTACATAACCACTTTCATATATCTCTTGTTGCATATTATAGTCTACTGACACTAAATTGTCAACAGTAAAATCACGATAAATTGCATTACACCCCCAAGTGGTCGTCCACTCGCTGTGTCTCACTTCTCTTCTTGATTCACCATTACCATAAACTATGTGTTTCATTTAGACATCTTTCTGGCAATAGTACTATCTGATATACCACCTTGTACTTGGTACTCTGCTGTTTCGTTGTTAAAGAATCTCTCTTCCTTTTCAAACTTTAGTTTGTAATGATCTCTATCAGATAAGTTTGCAAGTATATTAAATGCAAGACTTACTCTTTTATGATCTGTAGTATTCTTTCCAAATCCATGATACAAATATGAATTAAACATAATCAATGAACCTTTGGTACATGGAAAAGACAATTGATTTGTAAAGTTTGGATTTGCCCTATTGTAATGTTTTCTCAAAGACATAAATGGGTCGGTATTGAAAGCAACCTTTTCAAAGTTTAGTGGTGGTTGATTAGGATGACTGTCAAAATAATACACACCACTGATTATAGAATTACCGTGGTTGTGCATATTTTGTGAACTGCCTGGATGTGCTTCGTTAATCCAACTTTCATGTATCCAAAATTCATCATATGCAATAGTCATTACGTTATCTAAGTAATCTTTTACACATGATTCAAACCATGTCTTTAATTCGTTCATTTCTGGACGATTTACTATGTTAGGGAGTTCATCACCAAACTGTGTTGTGTTTGGATTGTTACCACCTTGACCAGTAAACTTAAAGTCACTCTTGTAAACAGGCGGATTAGGATTATTGTAAATCTGAATCACACCCATTGGAAATATTGGAATACCGTTATCCATCTACTTCTCCATCTTAGATATATATTTGTCTTTTATAATCGAAAATGGAGTCATTATATATTTGTCTTTTAGATAAGCATCGACATCCATATCTTTCTTATTAGCACGTTTAGTTATATATGCTTTACGACCTTCACTTAGTGTTTCATAATCTTTTGAAAGGTCTTTTGAATAATTTAGATTCATTATATTACTATTCCACTTACTACTTCTGTATATGCTTTATTTATATCTGGATTAGATAATGTAACTAACACTATACCACCAGCACGAAAGATAGCACTCTTAGTGTTCTCTTCGCCTGTCATACAAACACCCCTTGCAAATCCCATTTTACCTTCTGGTGTATTTACAATCATCTTAGGATTATCAAGATGAACGCCTGTTTCATCATTGATATTCAATCGACCAACAAACTCACCGGCATTGGTCAATACTGTTACTAGATCACCTTTTTTCATATTGTTTCCTCTTAGTTGGATATGGTTTACGAACAGAGAGTTCAGAGAGCCTCTCCACTAATTCTTTATTTTTAACAACCAATTCAGCGTTGTTAAATTCCAAGTTTTTAACACGGACTCGGAGACCGTCACACCTTGCTTCAAAGAAACCTTCACTTGATTTTGACATAATTTAATCCTTCAATGTCTGTTTTAGTTTTAATATACTTATATTACCACAAAAGTTGCCCTTTGTCAACACTTAATTTAATATTTCTTCATATGGGTAATTTTGCATGCTTTGGTAAGAAGTGCAAATCTCTTGCATTTGCTTCAATCTTCTCTTTCAATCCTTTACTAATTAAACGTCCAACTGTATCAGGCTCAATTTCATTTCTATCACAATAATCCAATACAGCATCCATGTGTGATATCCTCTTTTCTTTTGCGATTGATTCTATTTTCATGGAAAAAGATTTTGAATTTTGTTTGAATTTTATCACTTTATATCCTCATAGTTAATTAAAAAAAGGCAGGGTTATTTTAGTTCCCCCAGGCGTCCAGCGCACCCTGCCGTGTTGGTATCTATGGCCATTCACTTCGAGTCTACCTTATCAGTCTTGGTAGTCCACCAACATCGCCGATACATTACACCATTAGCTATTTGATGCATTTTTACAGTCGTATCGCCTGCGAATCCTCTTTTTACAGAGGAAAAAGTGGTAGGTTTCTGTTGCTAAGTACCTACCGAACTCCGTGAGATTAAGCAGCTAGTGCATAACCCTCGATTGCAAAATTGTCGTTTGCATTTATAGTCTTGACCAATTACGGAGTCATCCGACAACATTCCTCGCATCTATCCTTGACTGTCGATCCTATTTCGCCCCCATAAGAAACACTCGCAAGCAGTGATTCAATATCTCATCTACGAGTGTTTATGGTGGAGGCGTTGGGTACTGCCCCCAAGTCCAGTTCAATCTTCAATTTGTATCAACACATTGTATTATATTTATACCACATTTAGATACCATTGTCAAGTAAAACTTCTACTTTTGTCTTACTATCTTTTGGTAGATGCATTTCCATACCCTTACCAGCCCCTAAAAGACATGCCACTCCAGTTGTGTAATGTAATTCAATTAGAGTAAATCTACTAGTTTGAGGATTCATTGACCACATAATCTCTAGAGGTATAGTTCCACCCTCTCTTGTTATTAGATAAGCATCACCACTGACAAATGGTATTTCACCCAATTCATCTCGTAACCAAGAAACCATCTCATCTATTGGTTTACATGTCATTGGCCTCGTTATAATAAACTGGGATGGTACTTGTGGTAACACCTCTTTCTCTTCTTCCATATCACAGCATGGTGGTTCTTGATTCGGTTCAATTGCAAATACAGTAGTAGTTAAAGCGATACCGATAAGAACACTAAGCAGTAAGTTTTTCACTGTTCTGTTCCTTTGTTCTAAAGACGCTGACTGCTTCTTTCAACAAAGGCAAGTAATCCGTTTTGTCTTTGATAAACTCTTGAACAGTTCCATCTTCTGTTGCAACAAGTATAACCACTTGACTAATAGGTTGACTTGTTCGTTCTTCAAACATCTCTGCATATGCAGATCCTTGAATGTAATAGTTTTCATTCCAATCATCACTACGTTCTCTTTTTGATGTCTTGAAATCAATAATAGATAAGACTCCATCATATTCTGCAATACAATCTACTCTACCGGCTACTTTATATTTATCAGAATAGAGTCCACACTCTTGTGATCTAATATTGTCAATTTTGCACAAGAGTTGTGAAGATAATTCTTTAAATAAACAGTATGGAAGAAAATCTTTTTTATGTTTAGTTTCATCAAACTCATTGTTTAAATAGTCCTCACACATCTGATGAACTTTTGTACCACGACTAGCAGCAGTTCGCATAACATGATTAGCAACATCGTTACCAACCCTCTTACGCCATTGGACTAAACCATCTGCTTTTCGTCCATTAAGGACAGTGGTGATAGATGGGTATTTATTACCCTCTGGTGTAAGATAGAATCTCTTACCATCTATATTTTTCGTTGTAACTTCTGGTAATACTACCGTTTCATGATTAAACATTATATATCCTTCTTGATTATATAATACAGTATAACACAACATTGCCCCATTGTCAAGAGATATTATGATTTTCTTTTACTACATACATAGTCCAATGTGGGTGTTTCTTTGATAAATGGACTGCTTCTTTTTCTAGTTTCTCTTTTGATGAACTGTAACTTTTTACCCATGTTTTGTATGTGTTTTTTACGACTAATTTGTACTCGTCATTCTTCAACCAATTTGCCTCATTCTTTCTACTAATCTGTCTGCCCTTTTAGTTACTTGACGATACCATTTGCTGTCTACCATCTCATCTGCAGCTGCGTTCCAATCTTTCGCATCTACTCCACGTTTCATACCTTTAAACTTTGACAATCTTGGTCGGCCCATATTGAACATCATGTTTGCGACTATTAATTGCACTTCTTCTGGTAAATCATCAAAGTCTGGATATAGTCTGATACAGTCTGATAAAACATTCTCGACATCTTGGTTAAATGCTTCAGCAACTCTAACCTTTGTGATAAGAGTTCCAACTTCCCATTTATGCTCTGGGTCTGATTCCAAAACAAGATGGCCAATTCCAAAAGTAGGCAGTCCAAGATGGTCAAGATATATCTTTCCTACACTTCCCTCATCAACTGCAATTTCCTCTCGTAATTTATCTATGTTCATTATTCCATCCCTATCCCTAGTTTCGTTTTTTGTATTAAGTAGTTTCTTACAAATCCACTTCGTACAATATCTCCGATTGTAAATTCTGTACAGTTAAATTCTTTCATTTCCTCTGCAATTCTTAGAAAATCCCAAAGTCCATTTTTCTCGTTTGTTCTTACCAAATCACTTTGTGAAAAGTCTCCACAAAATGCTATCTTGGAGTCTTGTCCAAGTCTGGTTGTAATCGTATCTAACTCATGGAAATTTAAGTTCTGACATTCATCAACTATAACAAGAGCATTGTCAAATGTTAATCCTCTTAGAAAAGATGTTGACAAGAAAAACAATGTTCCTTGTTTTTTCAATCTTTCATACAAAGAAGTAAATGATTGTTCGTTTGGCATTTCAAACATGAACTGAACCATGTTAGAGTATGGAACTTGATACAATGCTGATTTATCTTCTTCATCGCCTGGTAAGAATCCAATCTCTCTTGTTGGTATAAGTGATCTGACTATAATAACCTTATCAATCTTTGATGTGTTATCTAGTGCTTCAGATAGTCCATTGAACAATGAAACAAAGGTCTTTCCAGTTCCTGCTGCTCCATATAGAAACTGACTTGCCCCAGTTTTCCAACTTTCAAATACTACTTTTTGGTTATCCGTTGCTGGTTTAATAGCAACCATATTCTTTTTTGTTATTTCTAATTTTTTAGTCATTTTCTACTCCATTTAGCATAATATCTTCAAGTTTAGAACCACCTTTACATACAAACCCAGGCGGTGCCCATAATTTATGGTTTAAATCATTCTCTTCTGTGCAATCTGGACAGAATCCAAATCCATTAGTTAGAATTTTTACAACATGACCTTTATCACATTTACCTACTAAAC